GCGCATAGTTGGCAAAACGTACATACTAGTCCAAAAGCAGCTACGTATATTATTGTGTCAAATATAAAGTTTTCTATCTTACGTTTCATAATGTTTGTTTTAAAGGGGGATTGCTCCCCCTGTTTGTTTTTATTTACAAGCGTCATTAAGTTCTTCAAGATGAATACTATGCTTGATGTAATATTGTACGAACATTTTTTCTAAAGTTTCTCTTGATGCAGTCATAGCCATATGGCTAGCGTGTTCGTGGATGTCTTGTAATTGTGATTTTGAAAGTTTCATAATGTTTGTTTTATAGTGCTAATATATAAACAATATTTTAATTAACCAAATGTTTATAAAACTAATGTATATAGTACTTGCCAAAGTTAGGCTTACTTAATATAGAATAGCAGGAATATCTGGCAGCATCAAGTGTGTGGTTAAACAAATCTTCAGGTACGTTAGTTATTCTACCTGCTCTATCTTCTTTCCACTTGTAGCTTCTAAACTCTTTTATCATATTCTCGCTATCCTTTGTTACGTGGAGTTTATACCTTTTAAGTAGGTCTATCCCTGCTAGTACAGAATTAGCACCCTTATAAGACTTCATTACTTTGTGTCCGTATCTACGTAACTGTTCTATTATTTCAGGTCTTGCACTATCAGCATAAGTCATACCTAATACCTCTACTCCTTTTAAGTATTGGTGTATGTCCTCTGTTGTCATCTTTGACCTGTATAGCATTTCTTTAAAGTATAGATTGTGGTCTTTCTTGTATGTTGCAACAAGTGTAGTAGGGTCGTTAAATCCAAAGTCCATCCCATAAGCCACAAGCTGTGCATCGTCAGGTATGCTATCAATCTCCGTGTATTTGAATATAGTTGCTTTAGATATTGCTCTTTGCCCAAGTCCATATATCCTCCAATAGTTCTCATCTGTGTCTTTTAGTAGTTCTATCTCGCTTCTTATGCTGTCATCTAGGAATGGATTGTCTAGGTAGGTAGTGTTGTATATTTCTACATCTTCTCTTTGCTCTAGCTTCTCCCATATCCAATGGTATTCATCAGAAGGGTTTAAATCACCTACTATCTTGTCTGTTGTTCTAAATACTAATTGCTGCCAATCTTCAAATGTCAGTTCATTCATCTCATTGGCAAAAAGTAAATCCCTTTTGCGCCCTCTAACCTTTTGTGGTTGGTCTAATGATATAAACTCTATAAGGTTGCTATCTAACTTATATTCGTGGTTACTCTTGTTGTGGTGCTGTTCATCGTATAAGTCCATACGCTTGAGTATCTCTAAAAAGTCTCGCATCACAGTTGCACGTACAGCAGGGAATGTCTTACGGCATATAGTAATCGTTTTATTCTCGTTGTGTTGGCAATAGTGTAGTATTATCCACAGTAGAACATTGAATGTTTTACCGCTCCTAGTTCCACCAACTTCTAATGTTATCTTCTTATTAGAGTTAGTTAGATGGTTATATACTTTATTTACTTGTATTGTGGTCAATCACTTCTACCTTAAAACTCTTTTGTTTTGTATCGTGCTTTATCTCTCGCTTTGTACCATTCAATCTGTGTGCTTCGTCATCATCACTAATCAGCTTCATCAGTCCTATTTGTAATGTTGCGTTATCACTTTCGTACCACTTCTTACGCATCTTAACTTTCATATCAGAACGGTTTTTTTGCAGTAGGCTTTTTATATCGTCTACTTCGTCTAATTTATGTGTGTAAAAAGTTTGCTTGGAGTAGGGTACATATGCCATAATATCCCCTATGAATAAAAGGTTATTTTCTTTGATAGCATCAATAGCCTGTTGTTTTATTTCTTCTGTATTATACATATAAGTATAACGTAATTAGTTTACTTTTTTAAAACACTAAATTATATATACTATTCCATATAGCTATTGTCATAATTCCTATTACTATCCAAGCTAATATTTTTGTGTAGTTTATTTTCATAGTATTACTGTTTCAGAAGCATTGTATATAGTTGCTTGTTGGTTTCTAGGTCTTATATTGTTTCTACGTGTTTCTTTTAACTCGTTTCTCAATTCGTCTATCTGACCTTTTAGTTCAACTATCTTTTCTTCTAGCACTCTGTTTTCGTATAGCATTGTCTCAACAGTAGCAACAGTACCCTTTTTAGTGTACAAATTATATACTCTATCGTATGCTTCTTTAAATGCAGGGTTATGATCGTAATCCCAATCAAAGTTGTTTAGGGAATGTATCACAGTTGCGTGTGTCTGCCCTAGTGTACCCCCCATAGCCTTGTAACTCATTTTAGTAGTTAGGGTTAGTATCTTGTAGTATATCTTTCTTGCAAATACTATCTCTCTGTGTCTAGTGTTTATTGTTATGTCTTTTCCTGTTTGCTTCTCAATCAAAGTTTTTAGGTGTTGTATGTTCTCCCTGTTTCTTTGTGTAGTATTTAGTAAGAAGTTTTTGTATTTCATCTGTATAATAGTTTATTAGTTTCTCATTTGTGTTTTTGTATGCCCACTCTAATTGTCCTTTAAAGTAGGCATAACTTTTTATTAGTGTAGTCTTACGCATTAGCACGAGATAACCTTTTAAATGTATTATATTGTCTTTCCATATGTGTTTTAAAATCTGTAATAGAAGTTAAGGACAAGTGATTGTTTTTAGCCATATCATCGTACACATCAAGTATGTAGTCCATAGCCTTAATATTCATCTTTGTCTTTAGGTATGCTATCTTTATTATCTCTCTTGCACAGTATGCTTGTATCTTACTTTTACCGTGTCGCTTAACAAGTGATGTTATTTTACTTAAAATATATTCAGCAAATTCTAAATCCTTTATTACACAATTACCGTTTTTGAACTTCTCTCTATTCGCATAGCCAAAGTATATGTGTACTAAATTACCTACTGTTATGTTATTACTGTTTTTCTCAAAAGCATCAAAGGCTAACTTGTAATGCTCATTTTGTTTAGCAAATGTTTTAAGATAGTCTAAAGTAGTCCAAGCCCTATTACCATTGTTTATATTTATTATATAGTCTAAATGCTCCTTATCATTATCAGCATCCACCCAACTAACAATATAGGCAGGGATTGTCTTTTGTTTCAATAGCCTTGCACTTTCTATTCTGTGATGCCCTTCTATTACATTACCCTTGTTGGTAATCACTATTGGCAGCATCCACCCAAAGTTATTGAGTTTGTTTTTAAAGTTCTCTGCGTGTTGTTGGAATATATCCCTATTAACAGAAGCAAGTTTTAACTCACTTATTGGATAGTACTGATTAAACTCTCCTCGTTTTATTTCTCTATTGTTCATAATATAAATGTTTGTGTTTATGTTTGTGTTGCTAATATATAAAATTATTCGTAATTCAATGCATCTAATATAATCATTAACCTCTTGTCTTCTTTTATAATCATTTCTTCTTTAACCTCTTGTAGCATTTCTAAAGCATCTTCATAGTCTCCTAGTTTGATGGCTAGTTGTATCATTTCTATATCGCTTATAAATCGTTTCATTAAAATAATCTCTTTTGTTGTTTATGTTCGTTTATTCGCTTCATAGCTGCGTTATAATAATCTGCATCTAATTCACAGGCAGTCAAATCAAATCCCAAGTTGTGACAAGCAATTGCAATACTGCCTGAACCTAAATGAGTATCAAGTATTTTATCCCCCTCTTTTGCATAGTTCATTAAAAGAAATTCGTAAAGTGCGACAGGTTTTTGAGTTGGGTGTACTCTGTTTCTATCAACAGTTTTATCAATAACCCTTTTGTTGTAATGTCTTAAGGCTCTATTAAAACTTGTAAATGCAAGTTCTCCATCGCTAAAATCATTAACACCTTTTAGTTTATCCCAATAAACCCACCCCATAGATGGTGGCAAAAAATCAGTAAAATAATTAGCACCCCAAACAATTTGGTTTTTAGATACTCTAAACAACTCATTCCAATAAGGTTCTTTTGGTTTTTCATTATCCCAATTTTTTTTCTTATTTTTCCCTGTATCATTTCTACTTCCTCTACCCATAGTCATTTTACCTGCATCAATCCCATAAGGGGGGTCTACAATAGCAAGGTCAAAGTAGTTATCCT